CAGCGATGTAGCCAACCAAGCGATGCGTGAAGGTTTTGTTGGCCGCTTGGGTGGCATTGAAGTTTATCAAACTTCCAACATTGACTATGTGACCAACGCTGGCGACTTCCCAGGTGCTGTGTTCCATCGCGATGCTCTTGGCCTTGCAATGATTGGCGACATCGCTATTGAAACACAAAGACGTGCTTCTTTCCTGGGTGACGACGTTGTGGCTTCTGCGTACTACGGCGTGGGCGAGTTGTATGACGGCTACGGTCGTTATTTGAAATACGACAGTTCTTTGTCTTGATAGGACAATAAGATTATGGCTTTCATTACACAAGGTACTACATTCTATAGTTTCGCTGACTATGATGATGTTGTGGCAAAGGACAGTCGCCTGTTCAGTGCTAATGAAGGCTTGACTCAAGATGTTGTAGAAGAAGCATTGATCCGCTCAACCACCAGAATCCTGGACGCACTGCGTTCAAGTGCCTGGTGGAAGAGTTATTATATTCGCCAAGCAGGAAGCAACGCGACCATAATAGTGGGTCAGAGTATCGCAGTTCCACCTCTGGATCCGTTCCTGATAAAGGCACGTCAAGGTGATTTCACAGACTTATGTGTGTATTACGCACTGAGTGAATATCTGTTAGCAAAAGTAGCAGACTTTGGAAATCCTGATTCAGCAGAAAGACAAAAACTGGGATTCTACAATGAAAAGTATCGCTCGCTTTTAGACGAACTGTTGACCGCAGGTGACTGGTATGATTTTTCAGATAATGGAAGCATAACAGACGCTGAGATCTATCCGTTCGTGACTAATCTTGTGAGAATACGATGAGACAGGCCATCATAGACGGCATTTCAGCACTGTCACTGGGCACATTCGCTGTGTCCAGTGAACTGCCCTGGAACGCAAGTGGACAACCTTTGTATGAGAAAAACTTCAAGGTGTTCTATGTGAGCCAGCCAGAATCTCAAGAGACCAATCTCTTTAACACATTAGATGCGGCTGTGCTTGCTCGCAAGGAAAGTTCCATCAGTGTGTATGTGCAAGTAGACGCAAAACAAACCCCCTCAAACTATGATGACCTTGTGTCAGGCGTACGTGATGTAAAGAATACTACAGAAATAACTGGCGTTGTCAGTCGTATCTGTGATATTCAAACTTCATTTCAGGCTGATTCATTACTCACAGAGTTTGTATTCCGTTTTACGGAAATGAAAATAAACTAAGGAAATCGCAATGGCTTACATTTACCCAGCCCCAGGCGTAGCCAATGTCCAAGCAACTCTCACACTAACTGTGGCAGCGGCAACAGGACCTTTGGCAATGCCAGCACTTCAGGATATCACTATCAACAATAGTAATGATGTCTTTACTTGGACCCAGTTGGATTCAAGTTCTAAACTACAAGTTGCTACCACAGCCACCAACAGTTTGTCAATGAACTGTGTTCTTGAAGAAGAAACATTCTTTGGCACTACTGCCAATGCTGCCAGCACCACAAGTGCTGCCGCACAAGGTATCTTCCAACTGAGCAAGAACAAAACCCTGGTTGCGTTCAGTCTCTATATGGGCGATACTTCTGGTGGTGCTACAGGACCAACACTCACTGGCAATGCTTATGTGACTGGCCTGGCTCCTACTGTGTCAGCAGACTCACCTGTGTGGGTGTCACCTGTGACATTGACTGTCACAGGCGACTACACAGTAGCCTAACGGAACGGGGAGCCTGGCTCCCCTTTCTTTGATTTATAGATAAGAGACCAATGGACATTCTTCAAACTAAATCTGACCAAGAAATCTTGGAAAGTATCCTGGCTGAAATAGCCAAATCCACCAACGAAATACGCTGTGCCTCTGGAGACATTCAGAAGGCCAATGGCCGTATGACCTTTGCCATCGCGGCAATAAACCACTTGATCAATAGAAAAAAGGACTAAAGATGAAACTCTCACAAATCGCAAAAAAACCCCAACTGATTGAAATCACCATTGATGATGCAGACATCGTTGAAGAGTTTGGTGAAGCAATCACATTCTGGACCTGGGATCGCCAGCCTATGGATGTGTTCTTAAAACTGGCTGCCATTGATCAGAACAATACCTCATCAGTTATTTCAGCAGTGCGTGAATTGATCTTAAACGAAGATGGAACCCCTGTGCTCACAGGCGACGATAGTTTGCCTACCAAGGTGTTGATGCGTGTTATCGTCACTGTGGTTGAAAGCCTGGGAAAGTAGTCAACGCCCAGTTAGATCCCAACAGCGACGACCTGCGGCGTTGTTTAGTATTAGACAACCTGGCCACACGATATCATTTGCTTCCAAGTCAAGTATTAGCCACGGCTGATACATTAGACTTTATGGTGATGGATGTTGTGCTGGCCTACAATCGTTATGAACAAGACAAGAGCGAAAACAAACGCAAAGGACTGCCTCCCACCGCTCCCAATATACCAATAAATACTCTACAAGAAATGGTTGAAAGGGTCAAGAAAGATGTCCGTTAGATTAGACAAAGATACAATAACGCCCAGCATTCGTAAGATGCAAGCGGCGTTGGCAAAACTTCCCAGGGCAGCGTTTGTAGAATGGGTCAAGGACACTCCCATTCGTTCTGGCCGTGCTCGTCGTAGCACCACTCTCAGTCAGAATACCATTCAAGCAAAGTATCCATATGCACAAAAGTTGGATGAAGGCTCGTCCAAGCAAGCACCCAAAGGTATGTCTGTTCCTGTAAAACAGTACATAGAAGCAGAAATGCGAAAGATTATGAGGCTCTAATATGGCTGGTGAACAAAAATATACCGTAGACATAGGCGTCACTGGCCTATCAAGTTTGTCAAAACTGCAAAGTTCTATTGACACTGTGCATCAACGAATGACAGGATTGAAAAATGTCCTTGCTACTGGGTTGTTTTTAGGACTTGGTGCTGGTGCCTTGCGTATGGCAGATGACTTACAAGATCTTGCCAACGCCACAGGCATTGCCACAGGCAGACTGCTGGAACTCAAAAAAGCACTTGTTGAAAATGGCGGTGCTGCTGATCAGATGGCACAGGGTGTCACAACCTTTACTCGTTCAATAGACGAAGCCGCACAAGGCAGTCTCAAAGCACAAAATACATTTCGTGAATTAGGCATTACCTTAAACGATTTAAGAACTCTTGGCGAACAAGAACTGATGGTCAAGGCTCTGAAAGGCATTGGCGGTATTACAGATGCGTCACGACGTGCTGCCATACAAATGGATTTGTTTGGCAAAAGTTTCCGCACAGTTGATGCGGCTGGACTTGCTAATGGGTTAGAAAAAACAGCAGGCAGTGCTGACAAGTATGCTGCCGCACTCAAGCGTGGTGCTGAACTAAACGACGCCCTGGCCACGGCTGGTGGTAATGTCAAACTGGCTTTTCTGGACGCATTCTCGCCAATAATCCAGTCATTGAATGAATTCAATGCCAGAACTGCAGAAGGTGAAACCAGAATGACAGGTCTGGTCACTGCCATCAAAATAGCAGGTGCAGCACTTGTGGCATCATTTGCTGTGGGTATCTTATTACCAATCGTAAGTGCTGTGGGAACATTAGGCAGAGGTATTGGTGTTGTGGCAGGAGCATTAGGTTCAGCAGGAATCGCCAAGTGGGCAGGGTCAGCGTTTAGAGCATTAGGTCCGCTGATGAGTGGTCTGCGTGTGATTGCGTTGTTGTTTGCAACAGGACTTGGTATCTATACCGCAAGCAAACTGTTTGATGACTTTGGTAGCATTGCTGTAAATGCTTTGAGCCGTATCACAGAAGGTATCCTGGATATGGCAGGTGCTTTTCTCAATCTGCCAACTGATGCTATTGCTGGTCTGCTAAACTTGTTTGGTGCTAACATTACTGATCCAAAAGGATTAGGCACGCCGTTTCTAATGGCCAGGGACGCCCTGGAATCAATGCGTAAGAAGTCTGAAGAAACTGCGGCGGCTACTAAAAAACTCAAAGAAGAAACGAACAAATCATCTGAGGCTTCTAAGGCACAAGCAGATGCTATCAACAGAGCCATTGATACCAGTGCATTTGATAATGCTGCACGTGGCGTTCGCAAGATTGGTGAAGAGTTTAAAGAGAATGGTCGCAGGATATCAGAAAACATCCAACTGGAAACCATTGCGATTGGTCAGACAAAACAAGCCAATGATTTAGAAGCCGCAAGAACTGCTCTTGCCAATCGTGCGTATGACGCTGTGAAACAACTGCGTGAAGCACAGGCGTCAATGAGCAAAGATCAGAAAGACGCTGGTCTGGGTGCTGTGTATGACGAAGAGATTGCCAAAGTTCAAGCCCTGGCTCGTGCTGAAGGTGAACGCTTGCCTCAACTGCTTGGTAATCTTGCCAAAGCCAAAAAACTTGAAGATGACAGATTATTTGCCATCAAGGAAACAATCACTGCTGAAGATGAACTGCTAAAAATACAAAAAGAAATGAGTCAGATTGGCCTTGGCGACACACTCAAGACACAGATGGATCTTGCGTCAGCAGCAGATCAACGAGCCCTGGCTGAGATTCGTGCTCGTGAGGCTGTTCGCAACGAAAAACTCACAGAAGAAGAAAGAAACAAAGTATTTGCTGACAGCAGAGCACAACTGGCTGCTGTGACTGATGCTACTAACCGCCTGGCAGATGCCAAAGAAAAGTTTGCACAAAAAGAATCTCTGCGATTGTTTGATCTCAAAACAGAATACGAACTACAAGACAAACTACTGGGAATACAAAGAGAAACAGCAGACATTGGCCTGTTGGACATTGAAAAGAAATACAGAGATGTGGCTCGTGCTGCTGATGATTCAGCCAAGGCTGCTATCCGTGCAGAAGAAGAACGCCGCAGTGCTCTTGCAGGCACAAGAGTATTTTTAAATCCATCAGAGGTTGAAGATTACTACAAGCGAGCAAGAATAGGTACAGAAGAACTGGTCAAAGCACAAAAGAAACTTTACGATACCTCAAGAACATTTAGCACAGGTTGGAACTCAGCATTCAAACGCTACATTGAAGATGCAACCAATGCTGCCAAAACTGGCGAAAGATTATTTGAAAAGTTCACGCAAGGTGTTGAAGATTTACTTGTGGACTTTGCCAAAACTGGCAAGTTTGCCTGGAAAGACTTTGTGGCATCTATGGCTGAAGAACTTTTACGCAGTCAGATCAAACAAACAATGGCTTCAATACTGCAAATATCAAATCCTTTAAGTTCCAGTGGCAGTAGCATTGGAGACAGCCTGGGTGGATTGCTTGGTGGATTGTTTGGTGGAGGTGGCGGTGCTACCAAAGGTCAGAGTGCCAACAATCCAATGTATGTGTATGATGTAGCCAGTGGCGGCGGCGTTGGAGGTCTTATGGGATCACCAGCCTCAGGAGGATCAGACGGCGGCATTATGGGAACCATTGGCAATATCTTTGGTGGCATCAAAGATGCTGTAGGCTCAGTATTTGGCGGCATAGGTGATGCTGTTAGTGGTGTGGTTGGCAGCATTGGAGGCTTGATATCTGGTGGTGGCATAGGTGGTGGCGGAGGTGGAGGCTTCCTGGATAGCATTGGATCAACCATAAGTGATTTGTTTGGTGGATTCTTTGCCAATGGTGGCAATATTCCTTCAGGCAAGTTTGGTGTTGTTGGCGAGCGTGGTCCAGAGTTGATTGGCGGACCTGCTGGCATTACACCAATGGGTGGATCAACTGCGGTCACTTACAACATACAGGCAGTTGATGCTCGTAGTTTTCAACAACTATTGGCCAGTGACCCAAGTTTTATATTTGCACTTACGGAACAAGGCCGTAAGAGTTTCGCAGGAGCAAGATAATGACAACAACAGCATTTCAATATGTGTTTAATAACGCAGAAAGCATAAACTTCAATCGCAAGGCTGTGGTAGCATCAACTACCACAAGGTCTGGCATTGTTAGAACAGCATCAAGAGGAGGTCAGATTTGGCGTTTTGAAGTTAAACTTCCAGATGGTATTCGTTGGAGTGATGCTCGTGGCTACATTGAAAAGATTGATGCCGCTGACCGCTACACTGATGGCAATGTTCAGATCAACAACGCAGGATACAATTCATATCTCACAACTTACCAAGGCAACTGTGCTGGTAATCCCGCAGCCAGTTGGAGCCAGGGTGCCACAAGCATCACACTCACAAGTGGACAAGCCGCATCAGGATACAACTTCAAAGCAGGTGATATCATACAACTGGGCAGTTCTGGCAAAGTTTATAGTGTCACAGCAGATGTTGCTTACAACTCAAACTCTGTTCCTGTAAATAGACCCATCCTGGATGCCACTGGGTCAGGAACACTGGTCAAAGGACCTAATGTGACTTGGAATGTGATTTGTCAAGATATGCCACAATGGACAATCTTTGCTCGTGATCAAGTGTCGTGGTCTGGACCATTTGTGTTCAGTGAGGTAGTATCGTGAGTGTTGATCTATCAACCTATCGTGCAGTTCAACCTGCATTTTTTGTGCGATTAGATATTGAAGACTATGCAGTCTTGCGTTTTAGTGATTTCAATCGTCCTTATAATCTTGAAGGCGAACTTTACAGCAATCTTGGCAGTCTGCTAAGTGTTAGTAGCAGTGCATCAGAAATCCGTGCATCAGCCACAGAAGTCAATATTGTAATATCTGGTATTCCTGCTGGATCAGTAGAAGAAATCCTGGACAACAATCCCAAAGGATCAGCCATACAAATCAAAAGAGCATTCTTCAATCCTATCACAAGTGAGATTTTGCCAGTGGTAGGTAATCCAGCAACTAAGTTCATTGGCCTTGTGTCAAACTACGCAATGGATGAAGATTGGGATTTCAGAGGACAGCAATCAACATTCACTATCAGTTTTATTTGCAGTTCAGTTCTAAGTGTGCTACAAAACAAAGTGGTTGGTCGTAGAACTAATCCGTATGATGAAGAAAAGTATTTTCCTGGCGACGTAGGTATGAGTCGTGTGCCCACAGTGGCCAATACCAACTTTCAGTTTGGTGCTCCCCCTGGCAAGTTAGCCTCATTAAACTAAAGGATTATTATGAGTTGGTTAGATGATGTAGTAGATTTTGGGTCAAGTGTCATTGGCGGCGTTGGTAGTTTTTTTGGTTCAAATAGTCTTGGTAGCAATCTTGTTAAAACTGTTTTAACAGGCGTGGCCTTAAACAAAGTCACAAACTCAATCAACAAAAGCAATGATGCAGTCAAGCAAAGTCAGTCAAGACCAGTGCCAGTTGATCCTGGTGTGCGTGTTCAGACCAGGGCTAATACAGAACAAAAGATTCCTGTGCTGTATGGCACAGCAACATTTGGTGGCAGTCTGATTGATGCAAGAATGACTCCAGACAACAAAACAATGTATTATGTTTACGCACTATGCGAAAACACAGGTACATTGATCAGCACAGGCGGCGGCAGTACTATATCATTCAACAAAGTATACTGGAATGATCAACGCATTACATTCAAAGCAGATGGTATCACAGCAGACTATATGGTTGACCGCAATGGAACTATTGACAAAAGTATCAATGACCTTGTGAAAATATATTTGTATCGTTCTGGATCAACGTCAAGTAGTCAGTCATTTCCCACAGGCACAAGTGGCACACAAGTGGCTGCTTACAGTGTGGTTCCTAACTGGGATTCAACCTGGGCTCTGAACAGTCTGGCATTTATGGTTGTGCGTGTGGATTACAACAAAGAAAAAGGTATTGTTGGCGTTGGTGATATTACTGTGAATATGTCAAACTCAATGACTATGCCTGGTGATGTTTTGTATGATCTAATGACCAACACAAGATATGGGGCAGGCATTGACCCAGCAGATATAAAGGCAACATAATGAACAGTTTACAAAACCTAAACGATTGGTCCAATGACGACATACCTTATTCAGGTAATGCTGCGTATGTTATTACATTTGACAGTGCAAGTCCCACAAACCAGGTCACAACAGTTATTGAAGACCAGGCTTTTGCAAGCCCACCAGGCATCAATATAACTGCAATGGACTCAGCACCAAGAGACTTAGAATTCACAGTGGATCTAAGTGGTGTAGCATTACCAGCCACCATTGATTGGGGCACACTACCATATTTTATTTCAAGTCAGATTGCTGGAACTAATATTTTCAAACTGGTTGGTGCTATTTCTGCAGATATTTGGAATCAAGTAAAAACTCCATCTATAACTATCATTGACCAGGCCACAAACTTTTCTTATACCTGCACTATTACCTATCCTGACCCCAGCAATACTGCCAACAATCTAACCAAGACTTGGACTACAAGTGTGACAGTCACAGCAGTTGCTAATATTTCTACACCGTCAGACTACACATATACCAGAAATAGCATTGGCACGATTTCAGGTGCACCACAGATTCTGAATACAGCAGGCGGAACTTACGGTATTTTGATTACTCCAAGTCTTGCATCTGCTGTTTATACTCTTGCCAGTACAGGGTCTGGTGGAACCAGCGTGTTTGATCCTGTGTTAAAAACTTTAACTATATCAGGAACAAAAACGCAAGTCAATAGTCATTTAAGTGGTATACAGTTGACGCCAGCCTCAAATGAAAATCGTGCTTTTACTTTGGGTTATAGATTGACCAATCCGTCTGGAGTGATAAACACAGTCACACAATCTCTAACAGCGACAGATCCGTTTGTGATCAATACTGCCACTTATCTTGAAGATACTCCTTTTAGTTTAGGATATGTTGTGAAAGATACCAGTGCTACTGCTACCAGTTTCACAATAAGTGTTGCACAATCAACTCCTGTTCCATCTGTAAGTCCTGGTTATTTTACTGTGAATGGCAGCAATGTAGGAAATACCTGGAACGCAGCAAATACCAAAGCCAATATCAATGCCGCTAATGTGATTTACACACCGCCAGTTGATTACACAGGCACACTGACTTTTACAGTGAATCAGAGCAAGTTAGATAATGGCAACACAGTTGTGCAAGTAAGCGATCAACCTGTGAATATTGTGAATGCTGGCAGCAATCCAGAGATAACAAATATGGTCAATAGATCATTCACATCCAATGTTGTAAACAATATTTTTAGCACACAGACTCCTGTGATTGTTGATGGACCAAATGTTGGCCAGGTTTATACTATCACACTTTCTACTGCATTGGGAAAGTTTGGTAATAGTGCTGCCAATGCTATCAGCACAGGCTCTTATTCATTCACAGGATTCCAGAGCCAATGCAATAGTGAACTGGCTGCAATGGTATTTGTTCCTGCCAAAGAGCCAGTTCTAAATGGAACATTTTCTTATACACAATCAAGAGATAGTGTAAGTCAGGCCAACCTCACTTTGAGTCTAACAGGAACATCAAATCCTGTGCCAGGACTTGGCATATTGACTTTTACTGCAAACAATTCTTTTACTCCAACATTCTCACAATCTTATTGGGGAAACATTCAGATTCTCACTGTTGGCGGAGGTGGTAGTGGTAGTGGTAGTGCCAATAGTTCACAAAATATTAGAGGTGGTGGCGGTGGCGGTCAGGTAGTGACATCAACAGTATCACAAACAGTTGCTGGCAGCGGCACTTGGAATATTGTTGTGGGCACTGGCGGGCTTCCACCTGGTGCTGCTGGTAATCCAAGTTATGTGACCATTAGCGGCAATAGTTATGGTGTTGCCAATGGCGGAGGTGGTGCTTCTTCAGTCACAAGTACTGGCGGTAGTTCAGGCAGTAGACCAGGTGGCACTGGAAATACAAATGCCTCTGGCGGTGGTGCTGGATATGGAACAAACACCCCTGCAGGGGATGCTAATGCTCTTGTAGGTTATGGTGGTGATGGCGAAAAAGGTTTATTCAGTTCAATAACTGGAGCCAATCTACCTTATGGCGGTGGTGGCGGTGGCGGTGTCACTGCAGGAGGATCAGGTTTTGGTGATGGATCTATTAGATTTGGCAGAGGTGCTGGAGGTTATGGAAATGGACAATCTGGGTCAG